GATCAAATAGCACGATTGATTGGCAAGGGTGCTTCAACCACCCTTGCAACCACCGTTGCAACCATGTTCAAACCACACCCCAACGACACTTCATGCATGGTGCATGAGAGGTTGGAGCAGGAAATCATCAAACAGAATGAATGGGCGCGGAAAAGTGCTGAAGGTGGAAAGAAGTCTGCCGAAATGCGTAAAATACTCAAGGGTGGTTCAACCACACTTGCAAGGGTGGTTGAAGATTGCTTGCCAAATGGTATCAACCAAAAGGCAACACTACAGTCTTCTTCTTCTTCTTCATTTTCATCTTCAAATATAAATAGACCAGATTCAGTTCCTGAACAGGTCTGGAATGATTTTCTTAAAATCAGAAAGGCAAAGAAATCACCATTAACTCAAACAGCATTCAATGCCATCCAGAACGAAGCGGACAACGCAGGTTGGACGCTGGAGGATGCGATAACCGAATGCGTTAGCAGGGGATGGCAAGGATTCAAAGCTGAGTGGGTTTATAAGGCACAGGAGACATACCAGAGGGCTTGCTAATATGAAACAGATCAATCTATTTGGTCAGGAGTTTAACCCAAGCAATGAAGATCAGAAGTATTCTTCAAAGATCCAAGCACCAGTTTACGAACCTAAAGGTAAAAAACCACACGTTCTTGAACTATGCGACAAATCAAAATCACTTGCTTTGATTAAAGAGATAGAAAACTCATCACTTCCATACGAAGAAAAGAAGTTCCTAGTGGATGCAGCAAGAAGGCACAACGCATTCAACTACGAAAAGATCGCTGACTACTACGCACAATCATCAAAGGAAATGCAGGATCTAATGGAGAAAAGCGGATTGGTTATTATTGATTTCGACAAGGCAGTTGAATTTGGATTTGTTAAAATCTGCGATGATATCCGCAAACAATATCTGGAGGATTATGGAGTCTAACTTTGCTGTTTTTATCATGGTTCACGGAAGACCAGACAAAATGTGGACATATCACACATTGAGGAACCAAGGCTACACTGGGAAAATATTCCTAGTTGCAGATAACCTAGACTCAACACTGGATGGATATAAGTCAAAGTACGGAGATGAACTGATCGTTTTTGACAAACAACACGCTTCTACACTAATGGACTCTGGAGATAACTCTGGTGATTTGAGAAGCACTTTGTTTGCTGCAAATACGATATTCGACTTAGCAGGTGAACGGAACATCAAACACTTCTTTATCATGTGCGATGATTACTACGATTTTTACTATGCTTTCCCTGACACAAAAGGAAAAGTTGTCTCCAAAAATCTAGACAGACTATTCAAGTTGATGGTGGATTTCTATGAATCAACAACAGCAAAATCCATTGCTTTCGCACAGACTGGAGACTTTATCGGCGGAATCGATAACGGGAAGGATTCGTACAGATTCTCAAAACGAAAAGCTATGAACACGTTTCTGTGTAGCACTGAAAGAAGATTCCAGTTTATGGGACGCATGAACGAGGACGTAACAACGTATGTTAATCTTGGTACAAAGGGTGAACTATTCCTGACAATCCCAGTCATAGCAATGGGGCAACGTGACACTCAACAGGCAAAAAAAGGATTAACGGATCTTTACAAAGACAACGGGACTTATATCAAATCATTTTTCTCCGTGATGTATAACCCATCGTGCGTCAAAGCATCGATGATGAATGCAAACCACAAGAGGATTCACCACTCGATCAACTGGAAGGCAACAACTCCAATGATCATCAGTGAGACATACAAAAAATAAACAAATGAAAAACACACCAATCGCAACAACCGCAGAAAAAGCGGCACTATCGTTAATCGCAATCGATCCAGAGGTTCTTCCGCACCTCGCATGGTCAGAAGATCTGTTTGCAATATCGCAACACAAACTCATCTACACCGCACTGGAGAGAGTCTACCAGCGGACTGGAAGCACCAACGCACTAGGGGCATTGAGCGACCTAGAGACCACAGGCAAGCTATCCGCTTGTGGAGGCAAGGAGGGAGTGATGGAAGTACTCCAGACAATCTTCCTGTCCCCCGGTGCTATGTGCGTGGAAACCGCAGCGGACTATCGCGCCCAACTAATCAAAGCAAAAGGGTATCGTGATGCAATCAAGACTTGGGAGGATAACCATGATGACGTTTGCGCTATGAAAGCAGACCTTTCTAGCCTTGCTGAGTCCTTTGCCAATGCAATCGTACCAGAATCGCAGTGCAAGGACGTGAAGGCGCATTTAAACGACTTTTTGGATGATCTGGAGGACAAGACCCCATTGGAGAATTTTCCAACTGGGATTCCCAAGCTGGACAAACTGCTGGGTGGAGGTGCAAGGAGGGGAGAGATGCTCGTTGTCGGAGCGCAGACCTCTGGAGGCAAATCAATCCTGCTGTACCAAGCTGCACTTCAGGCACTTCTGAATGGAAAATCAGTTACCATCTTTTCCCTTGAGATGCCAGCAAAAGCTATTCTGCAACGTATCGCTTCTAACCTGCTTGGGAAAACAATCCTGCCACTGCGAGAGATGGAGGGGGTCACAGAGTGGAGAGGGGTTGCATCAGCAAAGGATATCTCAAGCGCAATCGTGCAACTCATGGGAATGAACCTCACGATCCGAGATGATCTCTCCGAGGTTGGAGAAATCGTCGCAGAGGCATCGAGACTTGCATCACTTGGCAAGGCAGATCTCATCATCGTGGACTATCTTCAAATCGTGACTATGCCAACAGCAGATAACCGAGAACAGGCAGTATCAGAACTATCGCGCAGACTCAAACTAACTGCACTCAAAACAAAATCCGTGGTGATGACTGCGAGTCAACTCAACGACGAAGGTGCAGTACGCGAGTCCCGCGCAATCGGTCACCACACTGATTTTTTGATCATCATCTCGCACCCTGACGAGAAGAAAAAAGAAGCGTCATCCTTCAGGAAGAAAACAGAAACCCAATCAACTTCGCGTGTAAGAATCGACAAGAATCGGCGTGGTCAACGTGACGTGTTCGTTCCTGTGAAAATGCGCGGAGATATTTCTAGATTTGAACAAATCGATGAACACTGATCACCACTTCGACGAGGCTTGCTTTCTACTCGATACCGCAACAGCAATCTGGCAGAGCCGCACCAAATCTAGGTTTGCGGACGCTCAGGAAAAATACGAAAAGGCAAAAGAAATCTACGATAAATATTTTTCACACATCGACGAAAATTCTGTTGACGAGTTTGAATTTTGACCCTAGATGTAGTGCCGTTAGTCCAATAAATACACCATATCAAATGAAAGCAAAAAAAACCCAACTCGAAATCTTGAACGCTATTTATGATCAAGATTTGAAAGCAAGTGATTCTCAAAAAAGCAAGTGGTTCCAAACTGGACTTGGCAAAATTGAGGTCTGGAATTACATCGAATGTAATCGCCAGACAGCAGAGAGTGAGGGAAACGATTTTGAGACTCACATTCGTTGCTCTCTTTCCGACGAGTGGAGTTCCCCGATTGGAAAATTCTTCACTCGTAAGGGGTTTATTATTTGATCCACATGAAAACACTAAACGTAATCACAGTCGAGGCAGACAAGTCTCGCAATGATCGAGGCACACGGGATTGGGGAACATTCCGCATCACATCGAAGTGCTACCTATCCCCAAAAATCATTGAGTCCATTTGCGGATCTCATGATATGTTTGGTCAATCGTTCACGTTCAATGAGACGAAGGACGAAAATGGATATGTCTACGAAGGAAGCTATGACTGCTGGAGCGACTAGCATAACATTACACTTTCTGCAAACAAATGCAGACTTGGTGGCATCACACCACAAAAACGATGCAATAATATAAACTAACTATAACAATAATATGGCAGACCAATACGATAACACTAATCGCGGATCACTCTTCAAGAATGACCGCAAAGAACTGGACACCCACCCAGACTACAACGGATCCCTCAACATTGAGGGAACTGACTATTGGCTCAATGGGTGGATAAAGGAGTCCAAGAAGGATGGTAAGAAGTTCTTTAGCTTGTCAGTAAAGCCAAAGGATCAAGGCGCAACCAAAACCCCTTCAAAGGCCAAATCCGCTCCAGCACGGGCCAAGGATTCGGATGGAGATGACATTCCGTTTTAACTAACACTTTCCTCGCTTGATTGGGAACTCCCGATCAGCAGGGGATAAGGGGGTTGGCTGTGACCCCAAAAACCACAGCCATTTATAAATCATCCGAAAAAACATTATAAATCATCCGAAAAAACGCTGACTAATTTTAAGGGATTGTAGCGGCCACCATGTGGGCTGGTTATCATTTGACCCTGTGAGGTAACTACATAAAACCTCACACCCCATTTTATAAATATATGAACGAAATTATAACAGACTACTTGGACGCAAAGCAACTGGCTGACAGGCTAACTGCACTGGAGTTGCACTCCACCAGCGAGCTGGCTAGGCTGGAGCAAGAACGTGACGAGGCTTTATCTCAAATTGCACAAGCTGAATGCAGGGCCGAACGATACTGCCAAGAACGCGACGAGGCTAGGGATGCTATCGTTGGTTGGGAGAACAAATGGAAATGCGCTGTTGACATGGCAGCAAGAGCAGAACTTGAACGTGATGAGGCACTAAAGTGCGCTAAAGAATACTATGTGGAATTCATAAGAAATGCTTCCAGCGATAATAAAATCAGTAAACCCAACCCACTAAATCCATTCTATAAATATTAATATGAGCGAAACACCATACACGTCCGAGGTTGAACGTCTGAAGGAGTGCGACAAGGACTACCGCTCCATTGCCGCACAGTTGTCCGTATTCTGCTCCGCTGCTATATTTGCACTAAGGGCAGCCAACAAGGATCTGGAGGACGCACAGGTCAAAGCTGAGATCATTCCTGACCCGTTCGCTGAACAGGCTATCGATGATATGTTCCAATCCTACCTAGAGTCACTGCGCGACTACCCTGAGCTAATGGCAATCGCACTCAAATTCATTCAGCAATCACGATAGACCATGCAATTAACACTCAACCCTGACGAGATCCAGATATGTCAACTCATTGGCAGGATGCGTTCACTCATTGCAAGAAGCAATGGAGTCAAGGATGCCAAGATTGGCAACCAAGACGG